CACCGGTATAAACCTCCTCGCCTCCGATATTGACAAAATCATATCCACGTTTCTCCATAGAACCGCCCTTATATGCCGTGAACCTGATAGTGACATTGCCTTTCTCACGACCACCATACCAGTTACCGTATATACTGCACCTGATCTCAAGAGGTAATTTATCGTAATTATCACCATCCAACAACGGCCCCATCTGGATCAAGGCAGCCTCATTACCTGATTCCATGTTATCACCGCCATGGATAAGATAATCACCTACCCGTTCCTGCGTGGTCTGATACTGTTTACTCCAACCAACCAGCTTGCCGTCAACATCCGGGAGGCCGGTGTTATCGAAACCGGTAGCCGTGTCAAAGTCAATGCCGTCCTCGTCAGCCCAGATATACCTAAGCACAAGGTAATCGAACTCCGGGATGATCACCACCGGGACGGACTCCTGCCTGCACACGAACGTCTTCTCCTCCTTGGTGCCTTCTTTTATAACCTTGTACGTAGCCTGACGTATCTCTCCAGTCTCATTGATATCAGCGGTAACCCTAACCTCAGCAGGGCCGGTACCACTTGTCTTATCTAAATGTATCCAATCAGCCATATCATCGTATTTTGTTAAATCAATTTAATATACTTATCAAAAGCGTTGGGCCACATACGCCCATAAGACAACATCCTCCTCCTGTTATCTTCAGCCAGCTCCCGATAATCATTTAATGTAATCATCGACATCTTAAGCTCCTTCATAGCCCTAGCGAACTTGCCCGGCTCCTGCTGAGCATATAATTTATAAGCGTCACCAGCACCCTGCATCAAGCCATTCACAGCAGCGTTCTCAAAGATCTTCATCTTAATATACGTCTCGACATAATCCTCAAGGTATCCTAACGCCGTTTCAGGTATATATGGGAGACCGTCATCATCCTTAGGCGTAGCACGATATATGATATAAATAAATCCATCAAACCCGGTATACATAGTATTGCCAGATATAGTTATATCATAATTATCCCAATCGTACTTATCCCGATACTTGTCGGCGGCGCAATCACGCCTCAACCCACGACCTATGGATAACCTTACGGGATGATGATAATGGAAACGAACCTCATGGGATCCAATATAAATCTTCTCCGTGATCGTCTTCTCAAATTCCTCCTTGCAGCACTCGGTGCAGGAGTTCCAACGGAACCCACGCTCGGTGCGCTCGACCCAGCCGATCTCGTGTTGAAGGTCAGCCTTAGCCTTGTCGCCGCCCGGAATCTCACAGACAAGAGGCTCACACCTATAGGCATCAAGCATGTCGAAAAAATCGGAAGGCAATACCGCTTGTTTGTTGTTGGTCTTGACAACCGCCTCGGACATGACCGCTATAACACCCCCGAACCTTTTCAAGGCGATCTCAGCCCATCTATAAACAGACGAGGTATCTATAGCCCCGCTATCATCGTATTTATGTAAATCGGCCTTGATCTCGGCCAACAACCCTTTTATAGTCATATTCAAGTCTTTTGCACAAAGATATGTATTTGAATCCGTGATACAAAAAAAATCCAGTCTACCCTCACGGGCTAACTGGATCACAAAAAACTTCTACAGTTTGTAAACCCATTTAACCCCAAATAACGACTCACTGCAATCAAAATCGCACA